TGCTTTGCAAAGAACTCGAGGTGGTCAGTAACTTTGAAATGACTTGAACGGTCAAGATAGTAGATGGCTGCAATACGATTTTGGAGTGGGGCTTCATTGTTGATTAACTGTATAGCATCATGTTGTGCAACATTGAAGTCTTCAGCGCCAGCGGTATATAAAGCAACGTAAACGAGTAGTGCATTCGGACCTGTATAGGCTTTTGCTCGTTCCTCAGGGTGGCCCAGGAACAGGCAAATACCTTCAAAGATGGTTTTGATATCCTTGTCGGTAACAGCCTCGTAGCCTATTCCTACCCACGTCTGCACAGACCGTCTAACGGAGCTATAACGTAGGAGTCCTTCTTCAGCAATGACACCAATCAATCGTTTATAGAATGTCAGACTATATTCATTACCACATTCTACGATACTTTGGCGCAGACCTTCTTGTAGTTTTGCTGCCCTCAACACGTTGAGCAGGAGCATGTGCAACTCCTCATTGTTATTAGACTCTATGGCTGTGATGAGGCTTTTTGTGAGGATTCCAACGTTGTTCTCACTGGTCAACACCTCTTTTGTAGCTTCGATAGTTTCTGGCTTACCTTGTTGGATGGCAGCAGTAAGAACCGGAGTGAACGAGAAGAAATAGTTTGTAACATCTGGGTACTGTCCACGGATGAGCTCGTCAATAGTGAGGCCATAGGCAGCTGTGGCAAAGAAAGTTCGCATTATGTCTGATATGTCAGATGCTATCTCCATTAAGTCGAGGTCGCCTCTTACGTCTATGCGATAGATTCCTTTCGTATGGGAGAGGTCTTTGAGCTGTCTCAGATGCGTTTCTAAGAGTTCGGAAAAGTCTTTGGGAAGAATGTGAGGGAGGTTTGCTCCTGAGGAAAGGAGTTCTTCTATCGTTTGAAAAGAGAAATTTTCCTCAGTGACAGGATTATAAAAAATATTCAGATAGTTGCCGAATTGATAGTTATCCTCCCTGCAGCGTTTTACAAGTTTCTCCTCCCATATATTGCATTTAGATAGGTTGATGTTTTCAATATATTGTTTACAGTGTTCCTGTAGTTCTTGCTTTGTCTTCATATCTTATTCTTTTTAGTAGGTTCTTAGATGATAAATCCTTTATTGTCAATGCGATATTGCTGACCGAAAGGGTTGGTGGACTGATGGTATTTGGCAGAAACTAAGAGCTTGCCCTTGTTGGCAGAATTTCTAAGGGGGATGTCTTAGAAATAAAGTCCTGTGAGCATGGTGAGTCTGATAATGACGATTTCTGCTCCTTGACAGAGCTTGATGGGAGCGTCCCATGTTGTTATTTCTTCACCATTGATGAATACTCTAAAGAGGCTGTCGTCGTATGCCTGTCTCGTTCGTTGTATAGCCTTTTCCAGCGTGTCATGGTTTTCACCATAGTTCTCAGCAAAGCGGATGCGTCCTTCTTCTGCCTGTTCGGCTATCTCACTGTCGGATAAAGCATGGTTCTCTTTCGGAGTCTGGGCTTCTGTCAGACCTTGTCGGGTCAAGGTGTAGAGTAGGGCTTCGAGCGTATTGACGGTATCATCAATCTCTATAGGGTGCCTGCCTAATTCCTTTCTACTCCCCAATTTCTTTTTTACAATGTGTACTTCCATTTTGTTTAGGTGTTTCTTTCCCTTTGCAAATATAGGAAATAATTAGTAAACAAATGAATATTATCCCATTTCTTTGTATTCAGTGGAAGTAAGATGGTGATGATAGAGTATGGGCTCGAGCGTTGGAAGATAGGTTTAAGGTTCTCGGTAGTTGTAAGAAAGAGGATTGGTTATATTTAGAAATGATATGTAGACATCTATTAATAAGAAATGTTATGAGAGTATTTCGTGGATAAGTAGTCTTTTAGAGGTTTAGTGTATGACATTTGATAAGGGACTTAGTCTGCCTTACCAGTCGTCTTCAATCAAGGTGTTCTTCTCACTTTTAACTCTTGGGATAGTGCGCATTGTTTTAGAGTGAGACTGGGGATGCGTTTACTTCTTTGTTTTGAGATGGTTTTAAATTTGCTGTCATTCCTGTCATGCGGAGTCGTCATCTAACTAATTAGTTATCAGTATGGTTACATGAAATGTTAAAAATGACAGCAAACTAAAATAAAAAATATTCTTGTAATATGTGTAATAGCTTCTCTTGTTAGCAAGTCTTTATGACGTCAAATACCGAACAAGCTATATTCCCTAAGTGTTTTATAGTTTTATCTATGAGGAGGTAGTTATGAGATAGAGATTTCTTGTTTTATCTAAGTCGGTTATTAAACTACAAAATCACTAATTTTTGTATTAGTACTGTTGCTGATCATGTGTATAAAAGAAAAAGCGGAAATCTATTAAAGACTTCCGCTTAATTTAAGAAGGGTGGGTGGTGGGATTCGAACCCACGACATTCAGAACCACAAGCGGAAATCTTTTTGAGTGTTATTGCTTTATAATCAGCGTGTTAGTTATTTTATGTATATCTTTTCAGTCAATTATTAGTTAATAATTACAATTTCTTCATACAACCGAGTACTTGAAACACGTGCGTAATCAGCTTTACAGGAATATCCTGCGGCTGATATTCTTCTGACTTATTGACTGGAACAAGATGGAGGTAGTCATCACCCTTTGGCGACTTGGTAACGAGTTTTACCGTACGCATATCCTTTGTGACAATACCATACACCTCGCCATAGAGTAGGAACTCTCTCCAATCGTGAAGCTGTTTAAGGGCTATGATGTCACCATTGGAGATAAGCGGCTCCATTGATTGTCCTGAGATGTTACACCAACAATCTGCATCATCATATTTCTTGAAATCTATGAGGTATTCAGGGTTGACCGTCTGGTCGTTAATAATGATGTCGAAACCTCCTAAGAAGTCAACGTTATAGTACGGCTTGCCGTGCGAATAACTGATTGTAGGTTTTCCTTCCAATTCGGTAATTCTATCTCCAGGGGATAAAATGTCTTGTGCTGCCTTTTTGTCAGCCCCACCACATCCACGGTAATTATTCGTAGTATTATGAATAGTGCCATTATTATTTGAGCTGTTATTGTTTCCCGACTGACTAATATTGCCATTAACAACCATTACCCCATCTCCACTAATCAACCAATCATCACTAAACACTCTACCAAAGGCCTTATTGAAATCCATAAGGAACTTATCCGTTAAATACTTCTCGTTTCCATTAAAAGCACTTGATACATTAGTCTTTGGTTTTTTCATTAAATTAGCAACATCCTGTTGTGTGTGGACGACACCTTTATCTCTGAGATACCGATAAGCGTCTTTTAATCTATCTTTTTTATCCATGTGAATGATTATTTAAAATACTCATTATTAATTAACGTTAAACACTAACTTTTGTTAGTTAAATGTAGTTTATAAAATATCCACTTGTAGGATATGATAACCACAAGTAAAAATTTGCAACAAATTTACATTTTTTATTCTCTATTATAGTGCTTATCTTTGCAGTGCATTTGGTCAAGAAATGCGACTGACATCGCTAAATTATCCCATTTGGGAGTTTAGATATTTCACCTCTGTAAGGCTTGACCACTTGCAGAGGTTTTTGTTTATATACAACCGACCTCTTTATTCCACGTTTGACGGCTAAATACACCTTGGCGTGGCCTTATTTACTTTCTCAAAAGGGTGCATGGAGAAAGACGCAGGACTTGAGTATGGATGCGTGCAGGCGGTGATAATACCGAAAAAGCCATACGACACTTACAGAGATTATTCCTTTGAGGTGTGCCGAGCGACCGACTGATAACGTTCAGCAGAGCAAAGGCAAGTCCCCGACACCAATTATTTATAGTTGGTGGGTTAGGGGAAACTCTGCCTTACTCCCTCCCTCCTCCATTAGCAGTTTAATTATTTATATTATAGTTTAGGCGCATTTTTTTATGAATGAATTAAGAATTTTTGAAAACCCACAATTTGGGAAAGTAAGGACGGCAGGGACAACGGATAATCCATTATTTTGCCTTGCTGATGTGTGTAGAGTGTTGGAACTCCGTGTTGATGGTGTTACTTCAAGATTGAAATCCGATGGGGTCAATCGAATTGGGGTCATCGATAGTATGGGTAGACAACAGACAGCTATATTTGTGAACGAGCAAAACCTATATAAGGTTATTATGCGCTCCGATAAGCCGCAGGCAGAATCCTTCCAAGATTGGGTGTGTGGAGATGTCTTGCCGTCAATCCGTAAACATGGTGCTTACATGACGGATAACATTATAGAACGCACATTATCCGACCCTGACTACCTTATCCAACTCGCCACGGCTCTCAAAGATGAAAGACAGAAGCGTATTGAGGCGGAACAATCCGTAAAAGCTGCTCAGCCTGCTATCACCTTTACTAAAGCGGTCAGCGGTTCTGTGTCTTCCTGTTTGATTGGTGAACTCGCAAAGCTAATCAACCAGAACGGCACTCCTATGGGAGAAAAGAGATTATTCCAATGGATGCGAGATAACGGCTATCTCGGCACGAAAGGAGAACGCTATAACATCCCTAATCAGAAGTACGTTGATATGGGTTTATTTGAACTCAAAAAAGGCGTGCGAAGTGGTAGTAATGGTGTACTACACACGACTATTACAACGAAAGTGACTGGTAAAGGTCAGATTTACTTTGTAAATAAGTTCAACACCCATTGAAGTCAGTTGTATCAATAAGTCAAAGAATGAGCATGATATACGTGCTCTTTTTTTTGTTACTGCAAATCGTCTATAAGCGAATTGCTATCTCTTGATTGTATTTGATGCTCTATTTCTTTTTTAATCTTTTCAATCTCATCCTTCTTATCTGGATACTCGTCCATTAGAAGGTCGCATGCGTTTAATTGGTCTTCTAACGAATAAGGCCCATCTACAATAGTTGGACTGCAACTTAACACGTGAAATAAGCTGTCAGTATATTCTTTCTGTTCTGATTCGCTTCTTCTGTTACAAGAAGATACGAGCAAGCCAGCAAAGATGATAAGTAATATTCTTTTCATATTCTTTATATAAGGTGTATTTGTAAACAAATGTCTCGTAATGTTAAATAATAGTTAAGCGTACTA